ACCGACACGCAACTCCAGTTTAGTTTTGACAATGGGCCAGAGCTTGCGTTAACAGCGGTTACAGAGCAGCAGATACAAGAGACGCATCAACTGTATAGAGGCCTTTCAATACTTTCGTTAAACATGTTTGCAGGGAAAGGAGTGCAAGACTTGCGTAACGTTACCGCCTTCGTTACTCAAGGTAAACAAAGCTACAGGGTCGAAGACTTTACGGAGCCTTTCCGGGGTGCGACTCCAGAGGAGGATGAAAGCACAAGTTTTGCGCCCGACATTTTTGTAGATACTGTTTTGGACAAAGAAAACGGAATTGGCAAGTACGCCCCAGCTGCTGCTTTNGATCAAGAAAGTTTAAAACTAGCTAAGCTGTTTTGCCAAAACAACAATTTACCTGTAGAGGAAGAGGAAGGCTCCCCAGTTAGTTTATTTATGGATGGCGTTATTGCAGATAATTCTGCATGGCGCGAGTTTTGGGTAAGCACAGCCCCGTTTAGCCTGCTTGAATTTGCGAGAAAAAACGGAAAAGAAACGCTTATTCCTGCACTGCCTACACGTAATAATGGCAAGGCAGCCGAAAACGATGGTCGTCCTATTCCTTTGACTATTTCTGCATTATTCACGACAGGCAATATTCTTGAAGACTCGTACAAAGAAGAGTTTTTAGATTATGGAGCCAGTACTCAGGACTTGATAGCAAGTATTATTTACAGGGAAGAATCAACGCAATCAATATTTCAACGCAAAAGAACAGTTGACGTAAGAAGAGCAGATACGTCAATAGGAGAGGACACTACCGCAATCAAAGAAACGTTTGATGTAAGCGGTTTTGTTACCACGCGGCAACAGGCAATCCTGTTTGGCAAGTTATTGGTGAACCAGCGCAGATTCATCAGGCGAGGTGTCGAGTTTAAGACGTTCCCATCAATCAACCCGGTNGAGCCTGGAGCGTTTATCTATGTCGATATTGGCCTNACAAAATGGGAAAGAACGTCTTCTGGGGTTATTGGCGAAGGCGGAGCACTGAACTCGCCATTGCAGGACAGCATCCCAAATAGAAATTACAACTTTTTAATTTACGATCGAGACGCCAGCAAGGTGTCTGCTCAAAACTCAGTAGCGGTGCAAAACGGAGTGGCATCATCACTTGCTGGCAAGACTGGAAGCTTGTACGTGATGGGAATTGATTCAGGCAAAAAGCGTGTTTTTAGGATTACAGAAGTAGAGCTAGACGAAGAAGGCGAAGTAACTGTAAGAGCCGTCGAGTATCCGTGTGACGATGAGGACCGTGCTTTGATTGCGGACTTTAGGCCTACGGTAGATGGTGTTGCCCAGTTTGAGGTAAGCTAGTATGAAAGCAATGCCCTGATCCCAGCAAACCAATGGCCTTTTACACCGGACGTAGCGGTTCAATAACTCTTGTTGATGCAACCAACGGAAGCAAAACGGTAGCTAAAATTCGCGACTGGTCAGTTGAAACTACTTTAGAACTTTTGAGCACCAATGATATTTCTAGCGGCGTGAATACGTTTGTTCCTGGCGTTAGCGGGTCTACTGGTAGCGCGACTCTAATTTACTACAAAGTGCCTACCAGTGATAACAGTTCTACCGAGTTTACCGTTTTATTGAATAAAATTATGAAAACAACCGGAAACGTAGAGTCTACTGACAGAGTTCAGCTAAAACTAAACGTTGGAGGCGAAAAAGACGATATTCAATGCAACGCTTACATTACCTCAGCAGGTATTTCTGTTTCGACAGGAGAGCTGTCTGTAGTCCCAATCAACTTTACAGTTGATGGAAACTTTATTGAAACGATTAATACAGGAGAAAATAGTTGACTTTTTTCCTTGGGACGCAGGGCAGAGTTCGTTTGCGCCGAGGGACAGAAGTCATCCTTGGCAAGCTAAATGAATCAGTCAATATTGATGACATTAGCACTGTACTTAATCGCGTTGGAACGGAAGACGGGATAGAAAATTTGTTCACGGGAGACAAAGTTGATTTCGAGACATCTGATCCTCGCAATCTTTTGTTTATCCCAGCGTCCAACTGGTCTTCTGGGGTAATAGAAGACACTTATAGCACTTTTATAAATGTAAACGCCGTAGGGGGATTGCGTCTATATCCAACATTTGCCGATGCTGTTAACAATAATCGCTCAAATGAAATTGCGCTGCAAGCTTTTACAGGTGCGCCTATTGATCTAACAATTACTGTCAGAGATGTTGGATCAAATGTTCTAGGCGACGTTACAAATTTTGAATTTAATGCCAGTCGCGAGCAAATTGACGTAACTTCGTTGTCCGATAAATTTAAAAATCAGTACAACGCTGGATTAATTAGCGGCAGCGGTCGTATTGAATGCCTTTTTAATAACAAGACTGATGGATCAGTCGAAACTCCTTTGTTGATGTTGCAATTGATTCAAAGGCTTGACTTGGGAAGTTCTTTTGATTTGTTCTTGTATTTAATAGACAAAGAAATACTTCCTACTGAGCAAAGCGTTTTTTATGCACTTACGGCTGTCGTTACTAATGCTGGAATCAACGTTGACGCTGGTGATGTGATTAGTTGCACTTTGGATTTTGTTACAACTGGTGAGCTAAGGCTTGTTGTTGGAGCGTTGGTTGACTTCATTCTCAAGGAAGACGACGATCGGATCCGTAAAGAGCAGGATCTAAACTTCCTACTGAAAGAGGTNGAGGATTAAACTAAGCGCAAGTACCCCTGGCATAAGGAGCTGAGCCTTGGCTGACCAAAGAATNACGCAGCTTAACGAGCTGTCCAAGGCTGGGGTTGCAGCAATTGATGTCCTGCCTATNGCGGACATTAGCGGTTCCGAGACCAANAAGGTTACGACAAANAACCTGATTGANGCTGGTCTTGACCTGATTGATGTCAGCAGCATTGATCTAGACAAGCTTGACCAAAGCAGCTCGACAAAGCTAGGCACCGCCTCGGTTGCTGACGATGCAATCACTTATGCCAAGGTCCAAAACGTTACAGCAACTGACCGTTTGCTGGGACGTAGCAGCTCAGGTTCCGGTGTCATTGAGGAAATTGTTTGTACAGCTGCCGGACGAACGTTATTAAATGATTTAAGTGCTGCAGCTCAACGCACCACGTTAGGGCTTGGCACAATTGCGACGCTTAACGCTGACGGCTCAACCCTTACAAACCTGACTGTTACCAGTGGCACGATCACTGGCATTACAGACATCACCGTTGCGGATGGTGGAACGGGGGCTAGTGACGCCACTAATGCACGGGTAAACCTTGGCGTAGCTATAGGGACAAATGTCCAGGCTTATGACGCTGGTCTGCAGTCAATTTCTGGGTTAACGACTGCTGCAAATCAAGGTATTTACCTAACTGCGTCTAACACGTACGCAGTCTTTTCATTGACAGCAGCGGGGCGAGCACTGCTTGATGATGCAGATGCTGCAGCACAACGCACCACACTGGGCCTTGGAACGTTAGCGGTACAAAGCGGCACTTTTGCGGGAACGCACTCGGGCACAAGCTCTGGCACTAATACAGGCGATCAAACAATTACTTTGACGGGAGCTGTTACAGGCAGTGGTGGTGGTTCATTTGCGACAACACTTGCAAGCAATATTGTTGGCGAAGCAAATCTTATTGCTGATTCTGTCACTTATGACAAGTTGCAGGATGCGACTGGAACAGATCTGCTTTTAGGCAGAGAGTCAACAGGTGCAGGGACAATAGAAGAGATTGCTTGTACTGCAGCAGGCCGTGCATTGCTTGATGATGCTAATGCCACAGCACAACGAGCAACATTAGGCCTTGGAACGTTAGCAACTCAAAGTGCAACAGTTACTGGTACGCATTCAGGTACAAGTTCAGGCACGAATACAGGCGATCAGACAATTGAGCTGACGGGTGCGGTTACAGGTACGGGCGGAGGATCATTTGCAACCACTCTTTCGTCAAGCATTGTTCAAACAAGCAACATTGCGTCAGACGCGGTCACTTACGACAAGCTTCAAGACACTACATCTGCTGATGTAATCCTAGGTCGTGCATCTGGTGGCTCAGGCACAGTTGAGCAAATTAGCTGCACGCCTGTAGGTCGTGCGTTACTTGCTGACGTTAATATTGCTGCCCAGCGATTAACATTAGGTCTTGGAACGTTAGCCACTCAAAGCGGCACTTTTAGCGGCACACATTCGGGCGCAAGTAGTAATACCAATACAGGTGATCAAACGATTACTTTGACAGGTGTTGTAACTGGCAGCGGCACAGGCTCTTTTGCTACAAGTTTTTCTGCTGGGGTTGTTAATAGTGCTGCTATTGCGTCGGATGCAGTTACTTATGACAAGATTCAAGATACAACTAGCACTGATGTAATTCTTGGGCGCAGCACTGCAGGCGGTGGAACGGTAGAAGAAATTGACTGCACTGCCGCTGGTCGAGCTTTACTAAATGACGCAACTTCCGCTGATCAACGAACAACATTAGGTCTTGGAGATTTAGTTACTTCTACTGGAACGTGGGAAAACGGTTCAGTATTTAGCGGAACCAGTAGCGGAACAAATACTGGCGATCAAACGATTACATTAACTGGAGCGGTTACAGGTAGCGGCACTGGATCTTTTGTTACAACACTTGCTAGCAATATTGTTCTTGAAGCCAACCTCGGCACAAGCTCAGTAACGGCAGGCAAGCTACATGCTGCTTCAGTTACTGAAGACAAAATTGGAGATCAGGCAACTTGCATAGTTAGCAGTGCAACGCCTTCTGGAAGTGGTGCTTATACAGGCCAAGCTTGGTATAACACCAGCACAAGTATTGCGTATCGTTGGAGCGGAGCTGCTTGGTCTCAAGAAGCTGGCATCCAATCGATAACAGTTACGGAGTCAACTCCGTTTGCTGTTGTTGTTAGCAATCCAACTGCATTTACTACTGACTTATCACTGTCACTTGATACACAAGTTGCAGCAAGTGTATTTGCAGGTCCAGCTACTGGATCAGATGCCGCGCCAACATTCCGCAGTTTGTTGCCAACTGATCTGCCCGATGCAACAGCATCTGCGAAAGGCATCATCCAGCCAGGCACAGGTTTATCGGTAACGAGTGGAACGTTAAACCACAGCAATTCCGTTACTAGCGCAACTGTTAGTGGTATTACGTTTGATACTCAGGGCCATATCACGGCGGCAACTGCTCTGCTTGCAGCTAATATCCCTGACATTGATGCAGCAAAGATTACAACAGGGGAATTTGCAACTGCTCGGATTGCAGATTCGGCAATTACGGGAGCCAAACTTGCGGACAGTTC